AAAAGGCTAAGTATAAAGAGGAGGTTGCATGCTAACCTGATACTTGATGGGCCTCGAGAGTATAAACTCGATATAAGAGCCGCCCGAAAGGCCGAGTAGAGATTTGGTTAACATATAGTAGAGGGGTCCTTCGCCGAGAGGGGCCCCTTTTTGTCAGAGAGACCCGCGCTCAGAGAAGTTAACGTGCGAATATTCATACTATAGAGACCGGAGTTCCAGAAACGTGAGAGGTCATGCCACTATTTTTTTGAGAAATTTTTTTTGCTATATATTAACCCAATGTATATGTGGCGTTAGTTAAGAAACCTGTCCATGCATTTGATGACCAGAAGCCATCTGATTCTGTAACAGATGCAGGTAATGTAGCAATAACACTATTATTAAATAATGACCATTTACTAGTACCAGTATCGAAAAAGATATATCTAGCTGCAACTACTAAATATCTTACTTGACCATCAACTGTAGTTTTATTATATGTATCATTAAACGCAGAACTATCTGCATTAGCTATTGTTACAGATGTAGGAGTTCCTACATCAGATGCAGTAAATGACTTTCTATTATTACCTCCAATTGTAATAGAGTCTCTTTTAGTCTTATTAAAGTAATTTAAAACTAAAGGCTTTTCTTTTTCTTCTTTAACTGCACCGGGATAGTTTAACTCGAGAGGTTTAGGTTCCTTTACAGTTACCTTATTAATATAGTTTATTGAGAATTTTGGTCTTCTACCTCTGTTGGTATTATTAGCAAACGCGTTGAAAGCGTTTCTATTATTGAATGGTAGCTTAGCCATACTTATATTTATTGCATTACCGTTTCAGTGAACGAGGTTAATGATCCTGTAAGTCTTACTATCTTATTATCTGAAATTCTTTTAATCATACAATCGCAAGTTCCTGTTAATGATGAATCATCTTTACGTACAGTAAACTCTTGATTATCAAAATGGCTTATATTAATGTTAATATTGTCTTGGGTACCTCCACCTGCTTGGCCTTCCCATTGATAATAATATACTACGTAGTCTTTTACATTACCAACTACACCAGTTGATGAATTAGGACATAGACCTAACGCATTAGTAACGTCAGATGGTTTTAAGTCTATATTAAAGAATGTACATGTAGTTGGATATATACCAGGTGGAGGGTCAGGTAATGTTCCATGAGGAGGACCTACAACATTACATCTCTTTTCACCTGCACCTGATACTTGATCTCCTATAATTAATCTACCATCTTCTATTAAAAATGGTTCATCAAACTCCACTCCAAGAAAATTAGGGATAACTACCTTTTGAAAAGACCTATCTAATCCATTTTCATATGATGAATCACCTGAATCGCTATATAGAGCCCCATTAGCTCTTGCAAATAAAGTAACTTCACCATTAGGTGCGTTCTCAACATATGGCGCTACTTGAGCAAATCTAATATATTTATCTAAAAATGATTCCGGTACTCCGGAGTGCCCCAATATTTTTAATGATGGTGTTGGGATTCTGCGCTTTGGTCTCTTGTTTTTCGATATTACTTTACCTATACCAGGGACTATAACTTTCTTATTAATGCTCATAATAATATTTAATATTAAGGATTAGTTGATTTAGCTTTATCGAACCTATTTGATATTATATACTCTGATATATAGAAATGATCGCCTGTTTTACCTGGACTACCTCTTTCATCAGTACCATCATTTAATAGTTTACCAGCTTGTTTAAAGTTAGCTATAAATCTTCTAACTGACATACTTTTATCAACACCACCAAATCTCTCTCCATAATATAGTTTAACTTTAGTCCATTCACCACCTACTATCTTAACTCCATTAGGTGAATATGAAAGGGGGCCACCTATACTACTGCTGAATGATGTACCTACTTGCCAATACTCTCCCACCATAGGATTGTCTGCTGGTACATAATAAGTAAAGTCTACTATACCATCGACTGCATCTCTCATAGGATCGTTATTAGTACCAGTACTATAAGAAGATGATACCCCATCATCTGTATTTTGAGAACCAAATAAAGCTAATTGCTGTACAGAATCATTTCCATCTTCAGTTAATGTAAATTTAACTACCATTGGGTCTTGTATATCACCTCTTATTTGAAATGGAGGTCTTGGTAACCCTTCTGTAGCTGCGCTTACTCTTGTTATACTCATTTTAGAGAATGATATATTCATATACAAATTATCTATGTTTTGAGTAAATCCATTCGATATATGTCTTGTTTGATAGTAGTAATCAGGTTCATTCTCTCTTTTAAACACCTGTACTAAACCTCTCTTACCATTATCAGATACACCTGGTTCTGAATTTAATGCAAAAAATCCCTGAGCTCCAACTATTAATGAATCAAATGAGTTATCAATATTATAATTACTACCATACATACTTTGATCATAATCAACATTGCCAAAATTATCTAATGCAGTTCTATTTGAACCTGATAATATACCAACATCTCTTGTATCTAGTAAACCTACATCATTAATAAAGCCTTGATGTGTATATAATCTACCATAGTTATTAATTAATTCGCGATATTCTTGAGGTTTAAAACTATCATCAAACATTTGTACTGCGCTAGTAGACATTAAACGAGTATCACGTTGTAAGTGTAATGCTGATAGAGCATGTATATTAATGTAACCTGCATTTCTTGCATTAGGGCCTCCGTCTGCTGCAAAACCAGCGCCGGCTTGATCTACTGGATAAAAAGGATTATTAAAAAGAACATCTCCAGACCCTAAGAAAATAGATCCATCATAATTAAATTTTGTAACTCCTCCAAAAAATGCTTCTCTATTGTCAGGGAATAAGAAACTTACATCATCTTTTGGTTGTAAGTTATTCGAATAATCAGCTGATAATACAGTAGTTCGTTCTGGCATTACACTTATATCAAATATATCATATGCTCCTATATCATCTATCACTGTATCACTTGAGCCAGTAGGTCTATTATCAGGGTTTAATAACAAATCCCATGCTGCTTTTCTTTTAGGAGAGCTAGCTGCTAATTTATTACCTAAAGGCGATATTGATAAATAATTACCATAACGTTTACTAAATTGTGTATTTGTAATTTTACTAGTATTTTGATCTACAAAAGATGTTAGTAAAGTAAATTGAGAACTACCTGCACCTGATATATAAAAATGAACTGTACCGTTATTAGAATTAAATCCTCTATCACTAACTGCTAATTTTGTACCATCATAATTTATATCAAAATTACCTCCAAACGATACATTAGTACCTGAAGGACCTTCCACTGATGATTCTACCTTCCAATACGATGAACCGTCATTAGCAGATAAATATCTTAAAGCACTTACTGAACCTGCAAAAGTATCTCCTAAAATTGAGGTATCATATCTATTACCAACGAATAATAAATTACCATCCTGTGATAAAGCTATAGGACCAAAATTTGCACTACTATTAACATTAGGTGTACCGTATATTACCTGACCCTTTGCTCTATAACCTTCATACTCACCATGATCAGCTTCAGAATAAACATATACTGCACCACCATTACCGGTATTAGAATCATCTCCTCTACCTAAAATAGCAATAGTTTTACCATCTTGACTATATGCAATACTAGTTTGACCGTCTCCATTACCAAATCCTTGAAATATATTTCTTATTATTGGCTTAAATGTAGTTATATGCTTAAACTCTGTAGAAGAAAGATAATTTTTGCTTGAAAATCTTTCAGATGGATAAGGTCTATTAGTTTGTGTAGCTTTAAAACTCTTTATTTCTATGTTAGTAAATCTTTGAGGTCCAGTATCTGAATTACTAGCACCTAATATGAATGAGCAATTATTTTCAAATGGTAGTTCAACTCCTTGCGTATTAGGGTTACAACGATTAGATACAACTTCTTCATTACTTCCATCTTCATCTGATAGATACCAGACCCCATTACTCAATCTAACTTTTACAAATTTAGAGTAATCTCTAGGGTCAAAAGATGTTTGAGCTGTAGCTCCTACCCCAGTCTTTACAAAGTCGCAACCACTTTCACCATCTCTATTACCATAACAAGTTTGATAATATTCAACACCTGCACCATCTTTTTTAAGACCAAAACTAAAAAGTATAGATTTGCTTATTAAAGAACTAGTACCTCCATCAGCCCCGAAAATAGGATAATTACCATTACGAGGTGATACAAACACAGTATCACCTCCTACCCATCTATATACACATTCTATTTCTAAATTACTATTAGGTATAAATTGTAAATCTACATAATCATCAATACCGTCAAACTGAATAGCACCTGCACTTGCATTATAATATAATGAACCACTACCAGAGTTACTTAAAAATTTACTACTAACAGTATCATAAAATCTAGCTCCTAATTCTGAATCATTCTGAGCTGATAAATTTGATAGAACATGCTCATATTTATATGCAGATACATCAGTAATATGGTTACTACTATTGATTCTTTCTCCATTGAATGCTATATAGTCACCAAACCCGTTTATAGCTACTCCATCTCCTATAGTATATTCTTCACCAGTAGTGACACCAAAGAACTGGTCAGCTAATTTTAAATCATTTCTATATAAACCTTCAAAAATTATAGGAGGTAAGTCTTCAGGTACTCTACCTCCACCTAAATTCAATGATGTTAAGTTAGGTGTATTTGTTAATTTTATACCAGGAACAGTAAAGTTAGGAGTCTCAGGTCTTAATATACCACTATTTCTAATGCGTGGTGAATAAGGTCTAAATATTCTCTGATCTGCCATATTATTATTTAATACTATTTCTCTTGGTTAAACAATGGAGCAAAGTGTTGATTAAAGTCATTTAAAATACCTTCATGCGGTTTATCTTGTTTAAAAATTTTAAGTATCTCTGCATGTTCATAATCGTTAGTTGGCCATATATAGTATAGATCTTTTGAAAACCAAATTAATGTTTTTGATTTTTTACCTGGGCCTGCACATATTCGTCTAATCGATACCATACCATTTAATATATTTATCTTAAAAAAAAGCCGCCTCAAGGAGGCGGCTTACCATACTTACCGGTGATTATATGGATTTATTTTTTCAATAGCCCAACTAATACAAACAAAGCGATTAGTCCAACTAATCCGTTTTGTCCTCCAATCGAGGCTACGATTGATGTTACATTTCCGATAACGTCTGCTCCAAAAAGAGCACCTTTACCGAATAATATTTCAGCTAATATGCTGATCGATACTAGTGCCAACCCTACTTTAGTGATTGCTTCTAGCCCGCCTGTTATGTATGATATTATGTTATTCATAGAAATCTATTTATATAGATCTCGAGTGAATTCTCCTTTAAAATTTTAAAGGTTAGTAAGATTCTAACAGAGAGATATCTCTATCCAGTAAAAAAAAATTTAAGATTATAGCGTGACTTCTCCGCGATCTATAATAATTTGCCTATTTTCTAGCTGTTTTTGAGCAATATCGGCTTTAGATAACCCAAAATACGCTACTGCGTATGCATTTTCAACAAGATATTCATTAACATTAATCCCATCTTTAGTAATTAGACTACCTAAGATACGACCATACTTGCCTCGCGAGTCGTCAGTTTTAGTAGCTAATACTATTTCACTACCAACTGGGCAAAATTCCTTAACTTTGGATGATGCTAACTTACCGAAAACTTTCTCAGTCTTATCAGATGTTCTAGACTCAGGTGTATCAATACCATATAATCTAATACGTTGATTCTTTAACCAAACTTCAAATCCTAAATCGATATCTACATCTACCGTATCACCGTCAACTATTTTTGTTACTACTGCTTTATATTCGTACATACAATTACTTATATCAATCTAAGACCTTCCGAGAGTATCCGCGCTTTGCTTTTGCGCTTTGATTAGTTTGCAAAAATAAAAATTTTAATTAAAAAACTATAAATATTAATATGACTAACGACGACTTAAATAAATTATCTAAAAACGCTCTAGAGGAGTTAGGCCGTACTAAAGGTATTGAACTTGATAGAAGATTAACTAAAAAGAAACTTATAGCTCAAATTGCTGATTTTTTTGTAACTTCAAAGAAGAAAGTTGAAAAGAAAGAAGAAGTAGTTGAAGAAATACCTCAAGTTGATACAAATGATATACCACCTTCTTATAGTGGATATGGGTATAGCGCAGAAGATTAATTATAATTGTAGAAAATAAATCTAGAAAGCAATAAATAATTACATGGACTTTAAATTAAAAAGATTAGGTAAACAACATTTTCAGTATGAAATTAAAGCTGGCGATATAGGAGCTGGTGAACCTTTACAGCGTAGTGAATATAAATCAGTAGAATTAGCCGAAGCAGGTTTCGGGGGACCATCAGTAGATGTTACTGCATTTGCTGGTTTAAGTGTATTAAAAGTATACACAGGTGGAGTTTTAACTGATATGGATAAAGCTAACCACGCAGAAGGTTATACAGGAGGAGTACCTACAGTAAACAGTCCAGGTAGTAAAGCAAGACTTTTATTCAACCTATCAGCTGATGGTTCATTCTACAATACAGGTAATCCATATGGACCAAACTTAACTGTACATGGCCCGGGGTTAAATGCAAATCAAAATAGAGTATTGGTATCAGGGATTGTAGCTAATAATCATAATCTTACAGATGCATTCATTACTAGTGCGTTCTTTGGCGGTGAATCAGGGGTTGAATATTTTGCAGAATTAGCAATTGCTAATGGTTATCATGGATCGGTATTAGCCTTAGTAGACGGAGACGGTCATTCAACTCAGTGGATTGTTAATAGCGCTAGAAGAGCTTCTCCAAGAATGCAAGGCCAGACACCAGGTCCAGCTGGAGCAACCGGTGGTAGTTATGATGAAGGCCATTTTGCATTATCAGCAGTTCAAGGAGCGGGTCCTAAAGGAACATTTTTATCATTATCTGGTACCACTGAAAATTATGATGGCGGTAACGGTGGTGGAGCTAGTACAGTATTTACAGCTGGTGCATTTGACGAAGATGGAGCTCCACAAGCTCTATCAGGTAAAGGTATTTCATTAAGCACATCAAGCCGTAGATTGTACTACTTAGGTAACAAATAATTTAACACCTACCCGAAACTGAAAGCCGTTCGAAAGAGCGGCTTTTTTATTCCGGAAATATAAAGAGGAACTCTTATATAATAGATATATGATTGTATTAGATATTAGTTTTGATAGTAAGTTAAAAAAATTATTCAAAGATTTAGATATAAAGGAAAAAAATATATCAAACTTCTGCAACTTTATTCTTAATGAATATAAAAATACTAGAAAAACGCATGTATATAATTTAGATGTTAAAGGTATACAATCTACTACTTCGGGATATTATTTTGGTAGTAGTAAGCATGAACTAGATGCAGAGATGGAATTATGCTTAAAAAGCGGTTATCGTAAAATAGAAAAAAGAAGAAAGTATTTATTACAATCATTTTTTCATGAATTAATACATTTTAGACAAGATAAGTTCGATAATATATCAGGTAAAAAATTAGATTATACTGAGAAGGATGTAACGGATAGAAGTTCTGCTTATTGGGATAATCCTTTCGAAGTTGAAGCTAGAGAGCTTGAAGAAAAATTATATGATGCTTTTGAAAAGATTTACTATTGATCGTTAGGCCATAAACGAGCTTTCATATACTCTATATCTTTCTTTATTTCGGCAATATCAATTTCCATTTCTTTCATACTTTCAGTTATAATAACATCACCACTTGGTGTAATAAAATTAGCTATAAGATTTTCAATTTTAGCTATAAGAGGTAATAACTCTCTTATTTCAGTTTGATTAGCTTGAGCCATAAATCGTAAAGCTTGAGTCTCAGTTTCTAAACTTTCAATCTTTAATGCAATAATTTCTTGATCTTTTTGATAAACTTCTTGAGATACATATTGACTATTTAACCATAAAGCAACCAAAGCTGCTAAGCCTGCTAATACAAAAGTAGCTAAGTTAAAATTTTCGAGAGCGTTTTTAAAGAAGGAGACTAATTTATCCATTTACTATTATTTATAGGAACATAAATATAATATATGAAGAAGGTTGAACAATTTACTGATTTATTTGAATCTCTTAATCAAAGTGCTATTGGATATGATCAACAGAAAGATAGAAAGAATTTAAAATATATACCAGATGAAAGTAAAACAGGATATGCTAAAGGAAATATACCAACAGCATATGCGCAAAAAACAGGAGTACCATATATGCCAGCAGGAATATCAGATCAAGAAGATAAAAAAACGTACGGTTATATTTACGATTCAGAACAAAGTAAAGTAACACCAGAAAATCCAGAAATTATAGTAGTAGGGTTATATAGAACGGACTTAGTTCATTTACAAAAAAATATAAAAAGTGATTTGGAAGAAATGGTTGATGCTATTGAACCAACCTCTCAATATCCAGAATTTGGAGTAGGTAAAGTAATCCATAGAGTAGTTGAAAAGGACTCAGCTTTTATCCATAAATGTAAAGCTTTACAACAAGTTTTAGAAATAATGGATAAGCCTCAATATAAAAGAAAAATTACTATAGCTAAACAAAGAAGAAAAAAGCTAAATCTTAAGTATGGTGAATAATTCTTGATTTCTATCTTTTATATATTATAATTAATATATGCTTAATAATACTATACTTAAATGGTCAGATGTAGATTTTTTAATTGAGCGTATAATTGATGAAATAAGCTGGCACGATTTTAAGTTCGATACTATAATAGGATTAGGTAGAGGCGGATTAATACCTGCTACTATCTTAAGTTATAAATTAGGAGTTTATAATTTACAAAATTTAGGTATCAATACTAGGCATAAAGATAACAAGACACTTAAACAATTAATTAAAAATTTATCTGATATGGGATTTAAATCTGATACAGAAAAATTTGCTATGATACAAAAACCGACTGTATGGGGTAGAGTATTAGTAGTAGATGATATTAATGACTCAGGTGATACATTTAAAGCTATTAATTACTATCTTAATAATCATCTTAAAAAAATAAAAGATATACGTTATTGTGCTCTTGTTAAACGTTATAATTCAAAATTCAATGATGGATTTTATGGAAATAGTTTTCATTCAGACAACTGGATGGTGTTTCCTTGGGATAAATAATTAAGTGAAAGCCCGACCTTTTTATTTCGAAATTAAAGATATGATAACGCAGTTCGTTGCAGCGTTTGACGACATTGTTATTGGTAGATTTAATAAAGCCAGAGAAGAGCAAGATAAAATAAATGTAAGATATGTTTATGCTCCTAAGCAGAGGGTACTTTACGATTTAGTTAATTTGAATAAAACTATGACATTACCTGCAGTTGCAATAAACATAACAGGTATATCTAGAGATACGAGTAGAGTTTTTAATAAGATAGACGGATTTCATTATGCAGGTACCGCTTTACCTCAACAAGACTTAATATCAAGGAAAGTTAAAGCTCCTGTACCTATTAATATTAATATCAGTTGTTCAATAATGACTAAGTTTCAAACTGATATGGATCAGATTTTATCTAATTTTATTCCCTTTTGTAACCCTTATGTAGTTATATCTTGGAAAGTTCCGGAAAAATTTGCTTTAGCTAAAGATCAAGAAATAAGAAGTGAAGTATTATGGTCAGGGGAAGTTAGTTTAGATTATCCAGTTGAAACAAATGGTTCTCAAAAAGCTAGAGTAACAGCTGATACATCGTTTACTATTAAAGGTTGGTTATTTAAAGATACAGCAGATGGTGAAGGTAACATATTCAAAATTGATGCTAATTTTTATAATGAAAGATTATTAGAAACATACGATAATTACTCAACTCTATCAGCTCATAATTATAATGATACGGAAAATATTTCAGTATCTGGTAAACCTGATATAACATCTATATTTTATAATGGTATTCAATTATTGAATAACTTTACAATTCCAAATTTAGCAAGAATGGATGCTAACGGAGCAAGTCATAATGTTTTATTAAATGGTACAGGATTTGATAAAATTAATGGAATGTTGTTAAGTACTAATGCAGGTCGATATTTTGATTCCTCTACTAGAGAGCTATCTACTATAACAGATTTTGTTAGCGGTAGCGATAATAATTATAGTGGTAAATCTATTACCGGTCACCCTATAGACTATACAGTAATAAATTCAAATACAATATCATTTCAATTAAGCGCTTTAGATACATCACAACCATATAATCCAACTATACAATTTGTACCTTATACATTATCTGCAGGTTATGCAATATCAAGTAAAACAACAACATCACAAACTTATAGTAGCAACGACACCTTTATAATCTTAGAAAGTTAATTAAATAATTACAATGGCTGACGAAAAACAACAAAGCGGTGGTTTCTTTAAGAATATAGCAAATAAATTGCCTTATCAATCTTTAGATTTTAATAATGTTATTAATGACTTAAATCCAAAGTATAGCTCATTTCAAGATGTTGGAATGAATAGAACTGAAGCTTTAGCAAAAAATAGTATATTTTATAATAATGATTTTAATAGTAATCCATCAGGACATGTTAGCGTTGATGGAAACTATAATAAGTTAGTTTATGCAAATATAGAAGAAAACAAAGGCGGTCGTTTACGTGATTATAGAATCATGGCTGCTTTTTCTGAAATCAGTGATGCACTAGATGAAATTTGCGATGAGTGTATTAATATAGATGAAAAAGGAAATGTTGTTAATTTATATCTTAGAAATATGGATATAGATGAAAATGTAGCAGATACTTTACAAGAAGAATTTAATCGATATATTGATTATTTTAATTTAGATAAAAAAGGTTTTGAATATTTTAGACAATTATTAATAGAAGGTGAAGTATACTTTGAGCATATTATCCACGGTGGCCATGTTAAAGAAGGAATTTTAGGCTCAGTAATTTTACCAGCAGATTTAATTGATCCTATATACGATAATATTCAGAATATGATTATAAAAGGTTATATTCTTCGTAAACCTATTTTTGATCCTAATAAGCCTGAAAAAATTATGAAGTTTGATTTCATTCCTATGGATGAAAATCAAGTAACTTATGTTAATTCAGGTATATGGAATCAAGATAAAGCATTTAGACTACCTTTTATTGAAAATGCAAGAAGAGCATATCGTCAGCTTTCGTTAGTAGAAGATGCAATTGTTATATATAGGCTTGTAAGAGCTCCAGAACGTTTAGTATTTAACGTTGATGTTGGTAATATGGCTCCACCTAAAGCAGAAGCTTATCTTAGAAAGTTAGTTGCTGAGTATTGGAGTAAGAAAACATTTGATACTAATCAATCTGGTCAAGTTCAAAAATTTAATCCTCAGTCTATGCTTGATTCTTTCTGGTTTGCTAAAAGAGCTGGATCAGAAGGTACATCAGTAACTCAGATACCTGGAGGTAGTAATTTAGGTGAGTTAGCAGACTTAATGTATTTTGTTAATAAGCTATATAAAGCTCTTAAAGTACCTCTTAATAGATTAAATCCTGATAGTCAATTTAGTGATGGTAATGAAATTTTAAGAGAAGAGCTTAAATTTGCAAGATTTATTATTAGAATGCAACAGCAATTTGCTTCTGGTCTTAAAAATGGTTTCTTAACTCATTTAAAATTAAAAGGTTTATATGAAGAATTTGATATTAAGCCTAATAATGTTCATATTGAATTTAATGTACCTACTAATTTTTATGAATTAAGAGAAAATCAAAAATTAGAACTTAAAGTTGCAAACTATAATCAATTAGCAGCTGGTGAGTTTGTTTCTAATACATATGCACAGAAAAAATATCTTGGTTGGTCTGATCAAGAAATAAAAGCTAATAGAGAATTTTTACGTAAGGATGCAGAATTTCAATGGGAGTTACAGCAAATTGGTGCTGGTGGTCCTGATTGGAGAGATCAAGAAGCAGCTGCTCCTTTACAAGGCGGAGCTCAACCTGGATTACCTACTGATCCTGAGACACCTCCAGACTTTGGTGGTGGTCCTGCTGAATTAGGGGCTGATGCAGCTCCAGAAGTTGCTCCTATTGAACCTGCTACTTAATTATTAAGTCGAGATTGAATTGCTAAAGAATGCAGTTCTAACATAAAACGTTCCGGCACCTGAAGCGGTTCTTGCACTTAATTGACTTGTACTTGTAATACCTCTGAAAACCATACTTTCATTTGAGTCTAATGCAAATGCTCTATAATCTTGATATATTTCAGTATCTGAACCCCTATCGTATTGTGATCCATCGAAAATATTTAAAGTTTGTCCGGTAGAATTTTTAATAGTAGCTTCACTACATTCGATAGCTGATAATTCAGTATAGGCTGTATTCGTTGCATACTGTGCAAACTGAAAGTTTTTATTTCTATTAACGTACGTATTAGGTACATCTGCATCTGATAATTTTGGTATTGGATATGCCATGTAATTATTTAATAGAAAGATAACGCTTTTTTAATTAAATAATTATGTATGTCAACTTGCACTATAGCGCCAATATCAGGGTTTCAGAGTACTAATCTGAATAATAGAATAGATTCATTTAATCGTTTAGGTGATAGGATAATTAGATCATTAGGTTATCCTACAGTAAATGTTGAAATTCATAGAGATCAATTATTTGAAAATATAAGTATAGCAACTGAATATTTTACTAAATTTGCAGGTTATACAAGAGAGTATCTTGTATTTGATAGTAATTTATATCGTAAAAATTATGGTATAAAACTTGATACTTTATTTTCATTAAATGCAACTGATGTAAAGGAATCGAGTTTTCTTGAAACAAGATCTATTACTAACCCTACTTTTACAAAATATACCGATTTATCTTCAACAAGAAACTATTTGTGTTTATCAGCTATTGACGGTACCTTATTTCAATCAATACCATCTTTAAGCGGTACGTTCTTAAGCGGAGGTATCAGTAGAAATGAAATTATACCTGCTCCATTGTATCAAGAGTTTATTAGTGTAGAAAAATCTTCAGAATTTGCTACAATAGGTAATGCAGTTTTAGGTTTAACTTTCGAAATAGGGTCATCTAATACAGTTATATTAACAGGATTTTTCCAAGCACCGGTACCTCATGATGTAACCTTACTTGGTGAAGTTAGAAATGATGCTAATAATTATTCAATGGAAATGGTTAACAGTTTTGATTATGATCTAATGGATTATAGAAAAGTTATAGACGTTAAAAACTTTACTGAAGGATCAACAACTGGTATTAATACACTATTTACAATTGAGCAAACATTAGCTCAACAGACATATTTTAGTTATGCTATGGGTAATTATGGATTTGATTTAGTATCATGGTATACATTAAAAAATTGGTTAGAGACGAGAGAAAAATTATTAGCTATAGAAAGAACTTTTGACTTTGATCCACGTACTCAAATATTAAGGATGTACCCTCAACCAGGGTCTAATAATAATACAGTTAGATTTTATGGTGTGTTAGATTGTTATGTTGAAAGACCTATAAGAGACGTCATTAAAGAGCTTTGGGTTTACCAATATTCATTAGCATTAACTAAAATTGTTGTTGGTAGAATAAGAGGTAAATATCAAGGTACTGGATTATTTGGAGGTGGTCAGCTTAACGATGGACTATTGCAAGAAGGTCTTCAAGAAAAAGCTGATTTAGAGCAACAATTATACGAAGGCACTCCAGGTCAAGGAGATGCAGATCCACCACTCTTCTTTGTAGGATAATTATCATAAATTCTATAAATATTGATATATGAGCACCACTTATACTCGCAACAATTTATCAGCATTGTTTCTTACCGGAAAAGTACCCACAGAAGGGGATTTTTTCAATTTTATAAGTAACGTAGCTAATTTAAATGAAGGTAACATGTTCTTTGGTGAATCTGTTTCCGTTAGTTTATCAAATGGTCAAAGTGTAGTTACTTTATTACCAGAGGCAGTTACCGTTTCAGGTGGTAATACAAACGATTTTGGTAATGTAGTTTTATCAGGTGGCTCCCTACAAACTGATAACGTGACGATTTCATCTAATACTGTTGTTATTTCAGGTGGCAATACAAACGATTTTGGTAATGTAGTTCTGTCGGGTGGCTCTTTACAAACAGATAACGTAACAGTTTCATCTAATACTGTTGTTATTTCAGGTGGTAATACAAACGATTTTGGTAATGTAGTTTTATCTGGCGGAGCATTAAAAACAGATGGCGTAACTATTTCTTCATTTTGTGTAGTAGTTAGCGCAGACGGGTTTTCAAATGCAGGTAACGTAGTTTTATCGGGCGGGGCATTACAAACAGATAACGTAACAGTATCATCTAACACTATTTTTGTTTCAGGTGGTAATACAAATAATTTTGGTAATGTTGTTTTATCAGGTGGTGCATTGCAAACAGATAACGTAACGATTTCATCTAATACAGTTATTGTTTCTGGTGGTAATAATAATGATTTTGGTAATGTAATTTTATCAGGAGGCTCTTTACAGACAGATTTAGTTACTATTTCATCTAATAATGTGTTTATTAGCGGAGGTAATTCTGGTATAGGTAATGTTACTTTATCCGGAGGATCCTTACAAACTGATTTCGTTACAATATCTTCTAATACGGTAATAGTTTCAGGAGGTAATACCGGTGGTAATGATGTATTTTTATCAGGTGGTAATTTAGGTTTTGGAGATAGTACTTCAGGAACTGCTAGTGCTAATATAGGTATAGATTTAACAGATCCAGGTACTGTTGTAGTAACATCACCTTCAGGTACAACAGCAACGGTTGTAGTTTCGGGAGACGGTACATCAGGTTCAACTACTATATCAGGTGGTGAATTAGTAGTTGGTTCAGATACAAATACTATAAACGTATCAGCATACCCTGGGTTATCAGGAGGAGAATCTGGAGCTAGTATAGTAGGCGGTCAAAATAATACAATCCATGCATCTGGTGGTAATATTGGTGGAGGAACATTTAATGTTATTGCATCTGCAGGTGCTGATGGTACAATTGTAGGAGGGGTAAGTGGAGTAGTTGATGCCCCAGACGGTACTATTATATCAGGGGTAAGTGGAACTATATTTGGTGGCCCTGATACATGTGGGGGAACAATTGCAGGTGGTAAATGTAATAGTATAAGCGGTCAAGATTCATTTATCGGTGGTGGTATTAATAATACTTCTAGAGGTGATTATACATTTATCGGCGGCGGTACTGGAAATATAATGTGTGGTACTCGAGGTCTTATTGGAGTATTTCCAAGAGCAACTGGAAATGCCATAGTAGCAGGTTGTAGTAATGAAATATGTTCTGGTCACTTTAACTTTATAGGATCAGGTTACAATAATATGGTCAAAGGCTATAACGGTGCAAGTACAGTCGCATCCGGTATAAGAAATTGTATTTACGGTGATGTTAGCTTTATAGGTGGTGGTTTTGATAATTGTATTGGATCAACTAATACAATATTGGATGGTGCTTGTACATCAAATTATGGTAATACTATTGGTGGAGGTTTTGCAAATAAAATATGTAACAGTGATAATTGTAATATAGAATATTCATTTATTGGAGGTGGTAAACAAAATCAAATAATGGCCACCGAATCAACTATTACAGGAGGGTTAAAAAACTGTATTACACCTATAAAATGTCCGCCAGGTGGTACTTATCAAATGGGCACGTTCAACTTTATGGGCGGTGGTGAATGTAATATAATTTGCGGTAATAGCAATGCTATATTAGTAGGATGTAAAAATGAAATATATAGTGTAATAGATGGGCCAGGGCAAGACGTAGTTAATGACTCAATTATCGGTGCAGGTTTTACAAATTATATTGCAGCATCTGGATCGTTCATAGGTGGTGGTAGAGGTAATCAAATCTTATCAGGTGCATTTAATGGCACTATTGTTAATGCTATTAGTGGTATTATTACTGATGGCGCTACTGATTCAGCAATTTTAGCTGGTCGTGGAAACACTATAGGTCAAAGAGGTATTGCTAATGGTGAGCATAGTATTATATTAGGAGGATTTAATAATACTGTAAAAGGTAATTGTGGTTTAATAGGTAATGGTTCAAATAACATCGTCGGTGTAAGCGCAGGAGATAGTTTTAACGTAGTTATAAACGGTAAAGACAATTCAGCTTTTGGAAATCATTCAGTTATAGTAGGTGGTTCAAGTAATGTTGTTGCATCGTCAGGGTCAACAGTTCTAGGAGGATTTTTTAACCGGATTGATACGATTGAATCTAAAAACTCTGCTATATTAGCAGGTGAATTTAATAATATTAATACGTTTGGATTTAACAATGCTGTACTAGCTGGTTCATTTAATACAGCTAATGGCCAAGATAATGTAGTATTAGGTGGTATACAAAATCAAACATGTCTTGCAAGAGGGCAAGTTGCATCAGGTGGATTTAACTGCCTTGGAGAAGCGTCTGATTATTCTTCTATTATAGGAGGATATTGCAGTTCAATAGGTAGAGGTGTAGGTAATGGTAATACATCATATTCAACTATATTAGGTGGATTTAAAAATTGTATACAAGACTATATTAATAGTTCTGCTGTATTAGGTGGTAAATGTAATAATATATTAGGTAGTGGCAGCGGAGGTGGTGGTGAACATTGTAATACGGTTATTGCTGGAGGTGAACATATAACATCGGTATCAGCTAATATGTTACACGCTCAAACGTTATACTTAAGTGCAGCAGCCTTACCAACATCAGATCCAGGTGTACCAGGAGTGGTATATAGAGATGGTGCAACTTTAAAGATAAGTGTTTAATTATTTAGCTGCAAATACTTCAATAAGCTTTTGAATAACTACACTAGCATCTTCTATATCAATAACTTCAGTAGTTGTAGTAGTTGTAGTAACTGATGTTTCTTCTTCAGTTTCGTAATCACCGTATACGTCTTCATCATCATCAAATGATAAATCTAATTCATCAGTTTTATCATCATCTACTATTTGTGTTATAGGTTGAGTACACCCTATATCAGTTAATATAATATTGAGTAACTGATTAGTAAAGCTTTCTTCTTTAGCTCTACCTACAAAGTCAATAATTTCAGCTTGAGTAAATTTTCCTTTCAAATCACTTATAGGTGCAGAAAAACTACCATAGCATAATAATGGTAAATACTTCACCGTAATATCAGCTGAGTCTTTTATAAGGTAATATGCACCTTTCTTTAGAATAGTTACGCCTGTATCTGGTTTTTCAGTTGCAATTAAAGCAGGTCTCATTAAGTTCTTTTGTCTAATAGAACTATTTTTAATAATTTTTTCTTCAAACGTCATATCAATATTTATAGATTTTCCACAAATATCACTTTAAATATTAATATGAAGGGAAATTTCCATCAAGGATATTATAGACCTGTTAATAAAGAAAAGTATATAGGTACTAAACTACCGCAATATAGATCTGGATGGGAGTTAAAATTTTTTAGATGGGCTGATAAGAACGATAATATATTAAAATGGGGTAGTGAAAATGTTATTATACCTTATTTGAACCCCTTAGATAATAAAGTTCATAGATATCTTATTGATAACTATATTATTTTTAGAGATAAAAAAGGTAAAAAAACTAAGTTCTTAATTGAAATAAAACCAAGTAGTCAAACAGTTAAACCTAAAACTCGAAAATATGCAAGAAAAACTACTCTATTATATGAAAGAAAAATGTATGTGCAGAATATAGCTAAATGGGAAGCAGCTAAAAAATATGCTTCCAAAAAAGGTTATAAATTTATCATTTTAACTGAGAAAGAATTGAATATAAGATGGAAGTAATTTGAATAGACTTTATTAGTTTATAAATATTGTTATGGAAAAATGTATTATTAATAATAATGAATTTGATTTTATACTATCTAATGATAGTCAAAACGTTATTTCAATAAGTGAAAAAATAGAATCATTTTCAGATGTATTTGAATGTACATTAAATGACCAAAAAATAATACTAGAGAAGGTAGGTGAAATTAATGGCGACCCTCTAGTTTATATCGATTTAAAATATAAAGGTAAAAAATATGTTACTGATGCAGTACTAGTTAATGGTGATAAATCATATATTAAAATAAACGAGACTAATTTACATTTAATAAAAAGTCAAGAGAATTTAATTACCGATAATACTATTAAAGAGGATCAACAAGTTTTAATTGAAAAAATAGAAAACGAAACATCTGATGTAATGATAAACTTTTTAGGAGAGACATTAGAAAAATATAGTGATGATAGATTAAAAATTAAACTTGATAAGTATGATGAAATTTATAATGAAAAAATAGATTTATTAGAAACAAAAAAGAATCAAACGTTAAAACATTTAGAAGAAGAGTTTGATAAAAATTTAAGATTGTTAAAAGATGATATACAAGATAGGCTTCAATTGTTTTTAAAAGAAACAGATAAAGAAAATAAAGATAGTATTCAATTACGATCTAAACAATTATCAAATGAAATAAATGAAAAGTATGACAATTTTATCACCGAGGTTAAAAGTTTAAAAGAATTTACATCTAAAAATATTAGCAACGTAGTTGAAGGTAAATATGCAGAAATATCAGAACTAGTAGAAAATTATATTAATAATATTTCAAATGAAACTAAACTATTAGAAAACTTACAAGAAAAGTTCTTAAAGGATAGTAAAAAGAAAGTTAATGAAGCTAACAAAGAATTAAAAGAAATAAAAAATAATATTACTCTTTTAGAAGTTGCAGATAATAAAAAGATAGAAAAACAAAATAAAGTAATTCAAGATATATTAGAAGACTCTAATGATAAATTTAATAAGCTTAATGAAAAATTTAAATTATTATCAGAGAAGAAAAATGATGAATATAATAAATTATTAGCAGCTGTTAATAATAAAGAGGTTGTTGAATATAAGACTATATTAAAAGAAAAAATACAAGACGTTGAATTAACTCAAGTTAAAGATGAGCTAATAAAAGAAGTTACAGAAAATTTCTCTCAAGATATGAGAGGTCTCAGAAGATATGTTGAAATGTCTTCTGGTGGTGGTACCAATGCAGTGCAATATGCTAATGGTGGTACTATGAATGGCGACTTAACTGTTACCGGTACAATGGAAGCAGATACTATTCTTGCTAATACATTATTATCATCAACTAATTTAGATATAGGTTTTGAATTATCTGGATTTAACGTAACTGGAAATTTATCAGCTAATGGAGACTTATCAGCTTCAAAAATAACTAGTACTGGATTTATCGGTTTTGAAACCACTCAAACCGGTGCTGGTGTAACTTTAAAAGGTGATGTTGATAATGGTTCAGGCTTCTTTTCATCAAATTTTTCTGATGGTAGCGATGGTCCGCGTACAGGTCAATTTTATCAGCAAGGAAATGATCTTTTTTTAAATTCTGTTGGTGGTAATGATACTCATGGTGATATTCAACTAGCTACTGGAGATGTCAATAATGGGCCTGTCGAACGTGTAACCATTAAAGGAGATACCGGGCGTGTTGGTATTGGAGATAAAACACCAAGTGAAATGTTAGAAGTCGCTGGTAATGTTAAAGCAACCGGGTTTACCTCAACTGATGACATGTCTGCTAAGGATATAATTAAAAGTAATAGATTGAACGTCGGTGGAGGTAATTTATTTGTTGATGATGGTACCTCTACTGGTAATGCATTTGTTAAGATGGGTGCTTATGGAGCTGGTAACTTCTTCGGTAAGGAAGGATCAGTAAATGGAGCTGCATTTAGTCTAGGTGTAGGTACCGCTGGTAAAATAGTTGAAGACATGAGAATTGATACTTTTGCTCTTTCCGGTGCAGGACTTGTTAATAAAAATACAAATCCAGTTATTCTAGTAGCATCACCCGGTGCTAATAAATACATTGTACCGGTTTCAATACAAGTTTATAAATCTCAAAGCGGAGGTACTAGAGTTTCATGGGCTGGTAGCGGTCAGGCAGCTATTTCAATTGGTACATTTGCAAGTAGTGATACAACAGGTACTTTTTCTCAATTAACATCATTACCTAGAGTAGTTGCTCTTATAGATGGAGATTGGCTATATAACAGAAATCAAGGTCCGGATACACAAACTAGAATTCATAGTAATAGAGCTTTAGCTCTTAGAACAAGTGTAAATATATCATCTAATACTAGTGCTGATGTTTATTATCTAAAAGTCAGATATATGGTAATGTCAGAAGACGGAGACTTTAAATCAATAGGTAACCTACAAATTAAAGATGCATAGTAAAAATATAATATCGTTGAGTTCCTGTTAAAAAGTAATAAATAATATAAATATTAATAACATGGGTTTAAATTTAATAGTCGAAACACCAGCTCCTAAAGAAGAGTTTGAATATATTGTAGAAGAAGGCAATAGTAAAGACTCTAAAAACTTTTATATTAAAGGTCCTTATATGATGGCCGAAGGTGTAAATCGTAATAAAAGAATATATCCTTTAGAAGAAATGCAACGTGAAGTAAAACGTTATGAAAATCTAATGGTTAAAACAGGACGCGCGATGGGAGAATTAAATCATCCTACTACTGCTGACGTTGATTTAGAAAGAGCATGTCATTTAGTTACAGAAATGTCTCAAGACGGTAATGTTTTCTATGGTAAAAGTAAGGTTCTATCTACACCAACAGGTTTAATAGTAAGAAGTTTAATTAATGACGGTGTAAGAGTAGGTATGAGTTCAAGAGCTTTAGGTCAACTTATTCCAGAATCAGGTCAAGATGGTGTTAATAGAGTTAAAGACTTTAAATTAGTAGCAATTGACTGCGTTGCAGACCCATCATTTCCTAAAGCATTTGTAAATGGTATATTAGAAAGTAAACAGTACGTTGTTAACAAGTATGGTCAATTTGAAGAAGCGTATGATAATTTCGAGAAATCATTAACTTCTCTACCAGGTAGAGATGTAGATGATTATTTAAAACAAAATATTATTAAATTTATTAAAGGATTATAATGAAAAAAGTTGCAAATTTAGAAAAAACTATTAGTAAATTTATATCAAATGTACAAAAAAGAGACTACGCAACAGCTTCTGCTGCTTTATCTGATGCAGTTAACAAGAAAATAGAGCAGAAGATTATAAATAATAATATAAAGATTTTTTAATTATGAGTGATATCAAAACAATACTAGGAGAAGCCACTAACGGAGCGTTGAATGAAGAAGTTCTATCTGAAATTGAAAAAGTTTTCGAAGCTAAAGTAAATGATAGAGTTGAAATTCACGTGGAGAAAGCTTTACAGGATCAAGATGAACTTTATTCAACAAAGCTAGAACAATTAATAGAAAAGATCGATAGTGATCATACAGAAAAATTAGAAAGAGTGGTTGAAGCTTTAGATAGTGATAGAGCTGAAAAATTAAAACTTGTAATTGAAAAATATGAAACAGCATTAAATGATGATGCTGCAAGCTTTAAACAAAGCTTAGTTGAATCAATTTCCGATTATCTAGATGTTTATCTAGAAGAAACCGTACCTTCTGAAAGTGTTCAAGAAGCAGTAAAGAATACAAAAGCAGTTAAGGTATTAGAAAGTCTTAGAAGTCATTTAGCAGTTGATAGTGCTTTAGAAAAAGAAAGCATTAAAGAAGCTGTTGTAGATGGTCATAAGCAAATAAATGAAGCTAATGAAAAGCTTGAGTCTGTCGTAGAAGAGAATGCTAAAATCAAAAAAGAATTAGAGCAAACAAAAGCTCAATACTTAATTGAAAGTAAATCAGCTAAACTTGATAGTAAAGCTAAGAAGTTTGTTGAGAAAGCATTTAAAGGAAAGAGTGCATCGTTTATCAATGAAAACTTTGATTATACGGTTAAGCTCTTTAAGAAGAAAGAAAGCGATAGGCTCGAGACTTTGAAAGAAGAAGCTTACAGTGATATGGAAAAGGTTGATGTAGTATATGAAAGTGCTACAGCAGAGCAACCTAAGCCTAATAGTCCATATCTTGATGAACTTTCCAAATACTAATTAGTTGAGAATTTCATTCTAAGTTACCTGGGAATAAAATCCCTTGGGGTCGATAAAACAAAAGGAAAAAATCTATCATGAATTCAATTAGACCTACACAGGCATATATTGACGAATCAAGAGCTTCTCAACTATTAGAGAAATGGGCTCCTGTATTAGATTACACTTCAAAGAGTGTTGCTCCTATCGAAGACAGCCATACACGTTTAAACACTGCTATGCTTTTGGAAAACCAAGAGACATGGTGTTTGAAAGAAGCTGGACCTAACTATACTCCTGTGAGTAATATTGGTGGTTCATCTGTAGCAGCTGGACATGGTGCTGGTTCACAAACTGGTTCTTTAGGTGATACTGCAACTTCTTGGAACAATCGAGCAACAGTCGGTGGTACACCTGGCGAAGATACTTACGCTTCTGGTGACGCTCGTCTGCCTAAGATCTTGATTCCAATGATTAGACGTACTTTTCCCGAGTTAATTACAAATGAGATTGTTGGTGTTCAACCAATGGCCGGACCAGTTGGTCTAGCGTTCGCATTACGTTACCGTTACTCTGGTGAAACTTTAGGTGGAACTGGTGTTGATGGCTTCGATAGCGATCAAATTTCTGGTAACCCTGGTTCCGGTGCTGATAGCACTGCTGCAACCGCTGCTTCTGCTAAAGAAGCTGGTTTCCAAGAGCTAGTAACTGGTTATACCGGACAAACTTCGACATACTTATCTGGTAACGATGATTTTACAATCGATGCCAACGATAAGGGTGTTGCAGCACTTCTAAAGAACTTCGAAATCACAAACAAAATTCCTACAATGGAAGTTTCGTTTGAGAAGACTGCTGTAGAAGCCGGTACTAGACGCTTAGGCGCTAGATGGTCAGTTGAATTAGAACAGGATCTTAAAAACATGAACGGAATCGATATCGATACTGAGTTAACAAATGCTATGTCATATGAAATTCAGGCTGAAATCGATCGTGAAATGTTGATCCGTATGATTCAAACTGCTCTTAATGCACAAAAAGGTACTGGATATTCTATCTGGTCACCTGCTTCTGCTGACGGACGTTGGATTGTTGAGCGTAACAGAGACTTATATCAAAGAGTAATCGTCGAAGCTAACCGTATTGCTGTTAGAAATAGACGTGGTGCTGCTAACTTCTTAGTTGCTACTCCACGTGTTTGCGCTATCTTGGAAATGCTCCCTGAATTCCAGTGGGTACCAGTTCAAGGTAACGTTAATACACAGCCAGTAGGTGTTGCTAAGATCGGTAACCTTGGTGGACGTTTCAATGTTTATCGTGATACAAGAACAGAAGGACAAACAATTGGTAATGATTTCAGTGCCGCAGCTTCTACAGCTCCTGAATATATCCTATTAGGATACAAAGGACCTGAGTTCTATGACACTGGTATTATCTACTGTCCTTACATTCCTGTAATGGTACAACGCACAATTGGTCCTAACGACTTCGCTCCTAGAGTAGGCTTGCTTACTCGTTATGGCGTCGTTGATAATATCTTTGGTGCTAACCTTTACTACCACGTAATCATTTGTACAGGACTCGGATCTGCATTCACACCTGGTACAAACAGCGTGTATTTTGCATAAGTTCGTTCTTATACATTTGCGTAGAGTCTCAGCTCTTTTTAGAGTTGAGGCTCTTTTTTTGTAAATTTTTATTGATAGCTTGGTTAAGCTTAGGTGTTACTTTGTAACCTACATGTTCGTTGAAGACCATTTCTCCAGAACTACGACCATATAATTTACCAACACCTTTATATTGTGTACGGCCTTGCAATATTTTTTTTGACATATATATTATTGTTTAGAAGTTTTAATATGAACTACATCTGGATCGACTAAACTACCAGCAAATTCATCAATTAGATCTTGATTCGACGCTCTTACAGGGTTAATATCAATACCACCTCTACGAGCGTATAAACACATAACTAAAAGTTCAGAAGGATCAAATGCATCTTTTAAACGTTTATAAAAACATTCGCAGATCTCTTCATGAAAATGACACTCATCTCTATAAGATACAATATACTTTTTAATGCTATGCGCATCAATAGCATACTTAGATTTAATGTATATAAATACATCACCCCAATCAGGTTGAGAAGTTACACGACAGTTACTTTTAAGCAACCCGGAATAAAAATATTGCTTTAGATCTCTTTGACGAGTTATTCCTTCTAATAAGCTCGGGTCTTCAGTATACTGATTATAAATATAATCTTTTTGATCTTCTAAATGATCTACGTTTATATATTGATCTATATCCCAAGCACCATTAGGACTATTATAAGTATTATTTACACGAGCCCCGTCTTGAAATGATACCTTAACTTCAGTCTCTAGTAACTTACTTAAATCTTTACTTGCAGTATTTTCAAAAGAACTAATAGCTACATCTCTATCAGCAGCTATTTTAGTCATATTAAAGGAATTAAAATATAACTTAATACTTTTACTCTCAACAATATACTTACTACTACAAGGATACACACATTTTACAATCCCAGTTACAGGGCATCCGTTATCTAAAAGAAACGAACACTCATATGCATTCCACGTATCTGATCCCACGAAAGGTAAATCATCATCAAATATATTCAAATATTCTCGATTATTACTACGAGGCTCTCTTACCAATAACTCAGGATCATACTGACTCTTATATTGAGACGTTTGACCTAAATGCTTACTTATCCTACTATTATCTAATGTTTTATTTGCCATAATTAATTTTATCTAAAGTTTTATATATTGTTACCATACGTTCTTCAACAGTACCTTTTAATCGTACTACTTTTAAATTATAATGATCTATTGCTTCCTCAAATAGTTTAACAATAGTATCTCTAAACTCATTACTACTACTTCTTTCACCGTCATCAACTAAATCAATATCAGGTTCAGTATAAAAAATAATATCATATTTATCTTTTAAACTCTCAAATAAATTAGTTGCATAATCCATTACCCATTCATTAACTTTACCAGTATGATATTGATAAGTCGTATAAACTAAAGCATCTAATGCACATCTATCTAATACCACCTTACTATTTTTATGACTTAGATAATTTTCTAAATGACTATTAATACAAAATAATTGAGTATATTCATCACCATTTTCATTTATAGTTAAGTTATATTTTTTCTTTAACTTTCTAGTTATTTCAGGTACGAAGCTATAGCAATTAAACCTACCATCATACGTACATTTATCTAGTAAAGTAGATTTACCAGTACTTTGAGCTCCTGTAAAAGTAATTATCATGTAACTATATTTTTAAATTTTCCTACGTTATACATTATATCTTCTACTTGACTTGCATTAACTTTTGTATCAATTAAATCTGCTAATTTTATAGAAGGTTTATCATTCAATCCTAAATCACTATTATATCTTAGTTCCTTAATACCTGCAACTATAGGATTAGATGTATCAACAGATCTTATAGAGTTATCTCCTACATAAGCTTTAAACTCTCTTGCTAATGAACAACCTAACAAATGATGAGGTTTATGACAATTCCATACACCGTCATCTTTTAGATGCTTTATAAATCTTTGCCTACCATTACACCATCTTTCAAGTTTAGTTTTACCAAACCCAGTAGTAACATAATAACTATAATCAAAACTAATAGCAATATAATCAGCATTTTGCTCCATAAAGCGATAACAATCAACTAACTCATCATACGTTTTACCTTGAACTACACCTATTTTACTACCAGGTAAATCAGTATATTCTGAACAAAACTCAATATAATGTTTAATAGTTTCATAACCATTTTCTAATACATCAGGTACTATATAATAAGTAGGTTTTAATTCTTTAACATACTTAGCAAATTTCTTATGATCAAATGCTTCACCTAACTCAAATATACTATTATCTAATAATACATCTCTATCCATTAATAATGATTCTTTAAAGAAATCATAATACTTTGGATGAGACTCAAAGAGATGGACTAAAGCATAATCATAATCATTATAATCTCTCGATTTCTCGAGCATACTTATAGGGCTTTCATGAGATACTAACATACTATAATTATAGTATATAAAACATAATTATCAAGTAAATATTAATATATGCCTAACAATTTAAAAAGTATAAATGATCAGATATCAAGTATTAGACAAACGTCTATAGGTAACCCTGTTAGAACATTTGGTAATGCTATGCAACTAAAAGTTAAGCAAGCATTAGCACCTATAAATCAAGCTGCTATCGCCGCAGCTAAGATTAGAATGCAAATACAGGAAAGATTGATTCAAGGTATAGAAACTGCTAAAAAATTAGTAGAAACCGGTATGATGGTATTTCAATTAGTTACAAATCCAGTTGGTTTTTCTACTAAAGAAGTAATTAAAAAAGTAAAAAAGAAAATTAAAGAAAAAATAGCAGAAGCAGTTAATGGTGTAGTGCAACAACTTAAAGATGCAGTTAGTACGTTAATTGGTACTATAAGCGATACAATTACAGAAGCAGTAGATACTATAGCAAATTCTGCTGAAATTTTTAATGAAGCAATAGTTGGTATAGGTAAAGATGTAGCAGAAACTATCAAAAATGTTAGAGAAGTTGTTAATTATAAAAATATTGAAGAAGCAGAAGTTGGGTTGATATCAGGCTCAGCATCCCAATCATTAAAAGATAATCTTCAAAATTTTTCAAATAGGGTGATAAGAGATATTAATGTTGATCCTGATTTTAAAGATTCAGTAATGACTGAATTGGGTACTACATTTACAAATGAAATTGCATCTGAAACATCTACTTTTGTATCTCCAGTTATGACTCAAAAAGCTGAATTAGATAGTATAAAAACTATTGATAAAAAACCATTTAATAGACCGAATTTGAGCTTTTTTAATAATGAAAAAGAAGTACAAGCCAGGCCAGTTTATGACCCAGAAATACAAAATTATGTAAAAAATAAAATTGATGTATCTTATAGTGAGTTTGAAAATTTTAGAGGTAGATTTAGAAAATTTAAACTGTTAAAGGATAAAGAGTTATTATCTTTATCTCAAATTACAGATGAAAATTATGAAGTTGTAAGTTTAGATCCATTAGATGAGACAGAGTTCTACGATTTTATGGCAGGGGGAGGTTTACCTGATAGATTTTCAAATTTAGATAACGTATTAGATATAAATTACAATGACGTGTTCGGAAGCAGAGATCAATATGCAATACTTTTATGTTTAATAAAAAATAATTTTTCTATTCAAGATGATCGTTTTCCGGAAATTTCAGGAAATAGAAGAACTTATATTGAAATTCTAAAAAATGCAGGTATCATAATTAATAGTTCAGATGTTACAGTTTTAGAGCCTGGTTCGGAAGAAAATTTAGGAGTTAGCAATACGTGGAGTTTTATAACAGTAGATGGTAACAAATATAATGTAAGATACAATAGTCCTAAATTAGAAGATTATCAAGTTAGCTCTAATGGAATAGTATAATTTTTAAAGTAAATACATATGATGGATAAATTTAATAATATATATCTTGGTATAGTGGTACAAAATAATGACCCTAAAAAAAGAGGTAGGGTTAAAGTATATGTACCGAGTGTATCACCTGCCGTATATAGTGAATGGATTGGAGATAATACAAATAAATCTTTCAAGTTTATCAATAATGATCTAAATCCGATAATGAAAGAATTGAAAAAAACTTTACCTTGGGCTGAAATAGCTGCTCCATTAACAAGTGAAGACGCATCAGGAAGATATAATAGTTATGCAAGTAAATCTTCTGTTTCAGATGCTAATAAGTATGAAAACTTTTTAAAGGAAAACACTGCTTCAAGTGGAGAAATTTATGATCAAAGTTCTTTTAGATTGAAAGATGCTTTTGATAAAAACGAAAATAATATTAATAATGTAAATCCTTATTCATATATGTATAAACCAAATACATATTCTAATAAAGCTAAAGGGTCATTTGGTATACCTTCAGTAGGGGCTCACGTTTATGTATTTTTTAGAGAAGGAGACTACAACTTTCCAGTTGTAATGGCTGCAGCATACGGTATAAATGACTGGCAGGGTATATATGATAATGATGTAGATTATCCGGGTAAGTTTGAAAATTTTGATGCCTCGCTATCCGAACTAGATGAAAATGTAAAAACGTATAGAAACAAATATGTTTTAAATCAAAAAGGAGGAGCTATAGAAATTAATAATACTGATTTCAATGAAAAGGTCAGAATAACTCAATATTCAGGGTCATTTAAAGAAATGAATAATCATACTAGTATTGAATTAGCTTCGAAGAATGATCAAAAATTAGTATTAGCTGATAGTTACCATACTACAAAAGGGTTTAGAAATGAATACACAGGTAAGAATTTAGATGAAATAATAGTTAGAGATAAGTATAAAAAAATTGGTAATTTAAATAAAGAAATTTATGAGCAATGGAGAGATACTTTTGCACCTATACAAGATACTAAACAACTTTTTCCAAAAAGAAGAACATTTTCTTATAATGTAACTGATAATAGTGGTAATGTAATAATTAAACGAAATAGTATTAAGCAACAAAAAGTTGGTAAAGATCCAGAATATCCTGTATTTAGTGATCAAGTTTTTGCTTTAAACAATAAAAATACTTTTGAAGATTCAGGATTTTCAAGCATAGCATCTTCTATTAATATAGGTTCAATAGTTAGTGGATTTTTAAATCCTATTTTTGAAAACGTAAATGATTTAGTAGCTAAATTTGCATCACCTGCTCAGGGTCAACAACAAACAAATGCAACTGATAGCAGAAATTATACTAAAGAGACCGGATTACCTATACCAGTAACATCATCTGGCGGTACCTATGATGAAGATCCTAATGTTAATAATCTTAAAGATCAAATAATTCAAAAATTAGAAGAGTTAATGGATCTGGAAAAAGAAATGGGTGTAGGTGGAAATGAATTTGTAGAAATAGCTAAGAACAAAATTGAAACTATTGGCATGGTAATGAACGACTATGGTAGTATAAGAGTTGATCCGGTAGGTAAGTTAGTTACTTCTGAAATGATTGTTGGTACTAACGGGGTTTATAAAAATAGAGAACCAGCAGCATTAATTGAATATGTGGATGTTCAAGATATGCCAGGTGGTACTTATAATTTAAATGTTGCTAACAAATACAATCTAATGGTTGGTGCAGGTGGGTTACAATTAAAATCATCAGGACCAACTAATGTATCAGGTTCAGTTACAAATATAGCTGGTGATCAAGTAAATATTGGATCTGAATATGGCGTTAATATTGATGGTGATTATGTTAATATTTCTGCTAATATTTTAAAACTTAGAAATAAAAGAAAAAGACAAATATTTGTTGAAGGTAGTTTAGGAGTTCAAAATAATATAATTGTTGGTGGAGGGTTACATGTTGAAGGAGAGATGTCAGTTCAACATATTACTGCTCCTGCAGAGTTTACTACAGGTGGTACATCAAAAGCCAGTGGTCAACCAACAAAAGGTCTTGTTAGTTCATGCGTTATAGGTTTTATACCTAGAGGTGCTACGGTAAATGTATCAGGGGTAACATTAGGTTCTGGTTTTATTAAATTTGATGAAGCTATGCCAGTAGTAACAAATTCAATTGATCTAATAGCGTTTAATAGAGGAAAGGTTCAACCTTTCCCAGATCCTAATTCTATTGAAGTTTACCCTCATTCACATACCACAGCAGGTATTCCAATGACATTAGTTGATAGTAATAAAAGTTTAAGAAATTCAACAATTAAATCAAAAATGAGTCATGGTTGTAATGTACCAGCATCATCACAATTTAACACAGATAAATCTCAAGCTATAAACGTATCTATTTAGATTTATATAGATAATACAGGAGAATCATAGTTAAGCTACATATACCGCCAAATGTATAGTTAATTATTAAAACTAAAGGAGCGTTAAGCTCCGTAATGCTATACACTAATGCGCTGCCATAGCCAACTATAGATAATGTAAATAAACTTATACTAATATCATCTACTTTTTTAGTTTTAAATGTTTTAACTATTTGAGGAATATAGCATATTGAAAATGCTATAGTATATATCCACCCGAAAATTGTCATGATATTTGTAAAATGTTCCCACCAACCAACCCCAGTTTACAATTGCGTACTCCCCTACCAGTAACTATTTATATATTAAACAGTATATTTTTTAATATACTCTTCTTTTTTTCTTCTAGGTACTGATACTTCGAGTACACCATATTCATACGTAAACTTAATTTTATTAAGATCGTATTCTCTACCAATAGAAAAACTTCTATTCATAGTCTGGGTCTCTTCACCGTCATTAGTTTTGACGGTACGCTTACCTTTGATGTACACTTCACGTTGATCAGAATCAACATCAAGATCAAGGTCTTGTTTTTTACAGCCCGGAATATCAATTTGAATATTCAGGCCATCTTTTGTTGAAGCGAATCTTACGATATCGCCAGTTTTGTATACTTCTTCCAAGTTATGGAAGACCGGTGTTAGATTGAGCATACCGTTTAAGCTATCCTCAATGATTTTTAATGGGTTGTCTCCTCTGTATGTAGTTAGTCTAGTCATAGAAAAATATTTATAACTACCATTTTATTTTACAAGTATACCCGCCGTGGTAGTTATTATTATACATACGATTTAAGTTTCTTCGTCTTGTACGTTCTTGTTCTTCTTCTCTACGGAATATATCAGTATATGCACCGTTTTGAATATTTCGTGTTCTATTGCTAACTACTTGTTGTTTTCCTGCTCTACTCATATAACAATTATATCACAGTTCCTTGAAAGACAAGTTATTATATTAAAAAGCCAGCCTCAAATATTTGAGACTGGCTTGAATTTTCTAATTAATTAAGCAGCTTTCTTCCGGCTTTTTCGCCAGTCTTTAGCATGATTTTTTTTCCATGATTTTTGAGCATTTTCTATGCCAATATCATAACCGGCTTTTTCAGATTCAAGCCACTTATGCTTTAATATTTCGATACGCTCTAAAGCGATATCAGCTATTTTTTTAGCTTTAACATAAGGATCATTTGCTAGTAAAATAGTAGCAAATAAACCTCCAAGTGAAAGCCAAACGATTGTGTATAGTATAATTTCCATAACAAAATTATTTATAAGAACTTGAGGAACTATATTAAAATAATAAATATATATATAACTCGTTCACCCGAAAGGGCGGAAGTACCCTATTTTCTGTACATAGTTCTATGAAAGAAATATGGGGTAGGGGAAGGAACGCACCGTAAAAGGAAAATAAACTATGGCAACTCGATACATGCAGTATAGAGGAGCGAAAGTGGAAAATTCTGAACAAGCGGTGGCAAAGAAACCCGGCATCGCTTCTTACAGAGGAAACACTTACGATCCGAATAAAGTAAAACCTGCTACAGAAGTAAAGCACGGTATGTACCGTGGCTCTGCTTGGAGCAAGTAATACAAAAAAAGCCCTCTGCCGATTTCTCAGTAGAGGGCTCATTGTGTCTAAATAAAATTAGAAGGTAAATGCTAACCCAACATTAACTGATTGATCCCAATCAAGTTGTGCATCAGCATAAGTAATTCCATCTGCGAATACTACATCACTATTAATCCAATTACCTTGAACAAATAACTTAGCAGCATCATTAACAATCGTTTCAAGTCTTGCAAATCCATGAATGTATTCATAGTCTTCATCATAACCGAATGATTGTCCATATTCACCACCTACAATAAGATCAAAAGTACCAGTATTAAAGGTCTTTGATAATACTACAGCAGGGGTATAGATAGGATCTAAAGTAGTATCAACAGCTTCTGATCCATTTTCTACGCTTAAACTTAACTCTGTTTCTACAAAGCTAAATAAGTTTACAATATAAGCTCCAACTAATTCAAATGTAGCATCGCTACCTTGTTTATTATGTGCAACTAATCTTGTATCGATATCACCGATAGGTGTATCTAGAACAGTTCCAATTGAACCGTGCAATTCGTAAGCATCAGGATCATCAACATATTCGATCCCACCTACGAGCGATAAGCCATAAAAATCGCCAATTTTCGTAGAAGCTTTTACGTACGGGGCATCTTCTGCTCCAACCAATCCTCCGGAGATTCTTGATTCGTAATAACCTACTTCAGTATTGACACTCCATGTCTTCTCTTGTTTTACTTCTTGAGCTTCAGCTTTACCGCACATTGTAAAAAATGCAACGATAGCAACCAATGCTCCAATGATGATGTATTTTTTATTCATAGTCATAAATTATATAGTCTATTTAATACAAGTCAAGTTATAGATCAAAATCTTCAAATTCTGATTCACTTATTTCAGTATCTCTCGCACCTATCTTATAAGAACTTATTTCAGTTTCTTGCGGTGCTACTTGAACTTTAGAACTATCTGAAAAACTATTTAACCAACCGCCGATCGGATTGGTAGGTGCATCGAATATTTTATCATATCCTAAAGATTTAAGTCTATTATTAGCTAACCATTCAATGTAACCGTTTAGCATATCTGCATTTAGACCTAATAATGAACCTTGTGAAAATAAATATTCAGCCCATTTCTTTTCATTCTCTACAGCTAACCCATACATATCATAAACCTTTTGTTCATTATCTTTTAAGATTTTAGAAAAACCTTCATCTTCATTTTGACGCCAGTTCTTAATAATATTTTGAGTAATAGCAGCATGTAAGTTTTCATCACGTGCAATTAATCCAATAATTTTAGCATTACCTTCCATTTTACCTTTATATCCGAAAAAGTATGAACATGCGAATGAAACGTAAAAAGCTAAACCTTCAGTAATTTGAGTTGATAATACTGCATTGAATATTTTTTGTTTAATATCATTACTATCATCTCCTAAAAGTTTATTATAAGCAGAACTAATTTCAGTTGCTCTAGTAACAATATTTTTATCTTCTAAAATACTATCAAAAAAAGCAGTAGCGTCTTTTGTAATATTTTGCAACAAATATGTATATGAGTAACTATGAATAGTTTCAAATCTAGCCCATGTGGTCATACAAATTTCTAATTCAGGGTTCGATACATAATTTTTAATATTATGAATACTTCTTGATAACATACTATCAGTCATAGTTTGCCATCTTAAGTTACTATTAAAGATAAATTTCTCAGTTTCAGTTAAATTCTCATAATCGTTACGATCTTTAGTTAATGAAACTTCTTCTGGTAACCAATGAAATTCCTCTTGCTTTCTCCATAGATCGAAAAATTTAGGATATTTAAATCTATCATATCTTTGCAGAGCTAGATCTTCTCCTAAAAACATTGGTTGTTTAGTTGTGTCTACATTTTTTGTGTTCAATACAGTCTCCATATTACTTTATTTATTATAGCTTTAGTTAAAAAATTATCCATCATTTCCTATTGCTTCTACAGGGCAATCTTGCAAAGCTTCTTCACATAATTCGATTTCATTATCATTTTTAGGTTGATTATAAACGTAAGAATAACCTCCATCATCACTGCGCATAAAAAACTCCGGGGCATGATCTCTACACATGTCGCAATCTATACATTGTTCATCAACGTAGAATTTGCCAGGAACATTCTCTGGCTGTTTCTCTTCTTTATCAGCCATCTTTAAGTATTTATAATGCGCATGCCCCTGATTCGCATCCTTCTTCTTCGTTTATTTCTTCAGCACTACTTTGTTTATCTCCATCATCAGTATTGAGATAATATCCAGTTCTCCAACCAAGCTTATATGATAGTAAAAGCTCTTTAATAACTTTTGCATCAGGCAATGCTCCACCTTCATAATGAGCATAATTATAATAAAGATTCGCACTAATACTCATATCAACCCATTTCTGTAAAGCAGCAACTACTTTAATTAAACCTTGATTGTCTTCCATATCATAAGCTAAAGTATACTTATTCTTATAATGATGATAATTAGGTACAATAAC